AAATGTGAATCTATTATATCTCCTGTAGCTGAAAAAGCGGTACAATTATATAATTCAGCTATACGCTGACAGTGTTCTAAATATTTTGGGTGTGTATAGGGTAAATGTATATCTCCAATTACCAACCGATTTACTTTAGGCTTTCTTATATCCTTTAGTATAGTAATTTCGTTAGGTTTTAATCTGTACCTATTGTTCCTCAAATTTTATTTTTTAAGTTTCTCAACTGACCTACCACCAAAATAAGCTCCAATAATAGTTATTAAAACTAATTGTAGTAAATCTGTCCATTTTTCCTCTACCTGAAAGGTAATACTACCACTATCTATAAATACAAGTAGCATAGTACAGGCAATAGTAAACACTAATACAAGAGGTCTTACATTTTTAGATAACCAACTATCACTATTCATATCTGCTTTCCATCTTTCGCTTACATTCTTCTCTACTTCTATTTGATGATTTACCATTAGCTCTTTAATCTTTCTTTTAGCCTCTAATTTTTCTTCTTTAGATGTACTTAGATTGTCTAATACACCTCCTACAGATTCTACTAATTTATCAGCTCCTCCTCCAAATATTGTTTTTAGTATTTTCATAATCCTTTTTCTATTGTATGATATTTATATTTAGTTTTTCCACTTTCTTTATAAGCCTCTAATAATGACTTTCTATTATATTCATGATTATAGCTTATATGAATCCAAGAGTAATCAAATTCATTTATCATTTGGTCAAAAGGTAATCCTAATTCTATAACCTTATCCCAAATATCTTTATTCTTCATTACCCCATCTACTTTGAATTGTAAGTCCGCCGCCTGTCCTTTCATGTGGGAGCTTTTTTTACTTCCCTTTATGATTTTGTTTAAATTTTCTGACCGATAGCCTGATGTAATTCTAATTGGCTTTCCTAAAGCGTCTCTAAGTGGCTGTAAGACATATTTTACTAATAGTTGTATATTTCTTATATGTTCAGAACTTGGACTATTATCTATATTGTTTCTTATAGCTGTAACGCTTTTAGTAAATTCGTTTAGTGTAAAATTTTTTGATAAAATCATTATCTATATTTTGAGATTACTATACTATCTATAATAGCTTGTATATCTTGTTTTTGAATATCTAATTCAAAAAGGAGATTTCCTTTATACCTTTTTATCTCCTCAGTTTTATTAAAAATAATTATTGTAGGTAAAACTCTAATCTTGTAAGATTCTGCCAAATCAGGAAAATCCTCTATACATATTCTGTACTTCCTACAATCTTTAAGATTGCCTAAGAATTGACATTTGTTACTGTCGTTCCAATCCGCCCAAAACTCTACTACTATAGGCTCAGTGGATTTTTGAGCCTCATTGAGTTGAGATTTGTTAATAAACGATTGGCTCAGACATTGATAAGGAATTACCCACAATAATATATATATAAAAAATCTCATTTAAGCTCGTAAACCCTCTCCTCTATCTTTTCTACCTGCGTTTCTATTTTATCTAATTTATCAGCGTTTGACATAACCGTAGTCGAGATTAATTCCAACTTCAAATCTAATTCCTGTCTTGTAATTTCAGGATCGGGAATTTCTACTACAGGTAACTCCTTAGCCGCTTGTATTTCCATACTTAAACTCCAATACATACCAACAAAACTTGACACTAAAAGGACGATTCCTATTATAGATTTTATTGAGAGTAAAAATTTGCTATCTTCTGAGATTTCTTTAGCCATAGTTTAACATTTAATACAGTTTCTATCAGCTATTCCTTGCCCTATAATTAAAGCAACAGTAACGATTACTAAAGTATTCATTTTAGTATCGCTAATTCCAAAACTTTCAGAAAAAAGTATTAGTATTAGAGTTACAAATCCATACCAAAACTTTCTACTTTTTACAAATTTTAAGATTAATTCTTTCATTTTTTATTTTATTTTAAAGTTAATTTTACCATCTTCTATATATATATTTTCTCGTCTATATATTTCCTTTCCATTTAGATTATATATTTTATTTTCGTTTTTCGTTTTTTGGAGTAGCTCTAAAATTCCTGTATTTCCACAAGGTAATCCTGTAATACAATCAATATATTCAGTAACATATAAAGTATCTACAACTTCTACATAAACAGTATCACAAGGTACATAGTCAAATACTGAGCAATCTTCTAAAGTGGTAGGCACAGCCTCAGCCTCATCTGAGCCATCTACACAATCTAACCAACCATCATTAAGGTAATACAAGTTATTAAGACCATTAGGCACACAACCAAGAGGAGAATACTGAGTCCAATTAGCTTCGTCATTTCCACAATAAAATCCATTTTGCTCGACACATAATTCGCAATTTGTTTGACTAAATCCATAATTAAAAATTAAAAACAATACTAATAATTTCTTCATAACTAAAATATTAAATAATTAAACCCTATTCTAAATTCACTTATAGGCTTCTCCCAATACTCTAAATAAGTACCCTCTACAAATACACCTAAATTTTTAGTAATCCTCCAACCAGCTACTAACCCAAAATCAACATCTGTAGGAACACCCTCATAATCATAAGAATAATCACTAATTCCATAGTGATATGGTAATACATTTAGCCAAGCGTGTAACCAATAGTCTTTATTATAGTAATAGTAACTCGTTCCAATAACCATAGAAAGCTCATAGACGCTCCCTAAAGCGTTTAATTGTTCTTGGTTATATTGAGCTATAGCTGAGCCAAAATAATGTTTAAAAAACTCATCATTTGAAGTGGCTATTAATTCTCCATTATTATACCAATGATGATTACCCTGTACAAATTGGGTAGAATAACCAAAGTCCTCAGCTAATTCTTGGAAAGAACTCTCTCCACTTTGCCAAAATTCCTCTATAGGAGATACGCCGTAGACAGCGTGTTGACGCCCAACAATACCCATAGTAAAATTAAAACCTCCTTTACTAATTCTATATCTTGTATCAAAAGATATATACTCTAAATCTCTACCCTCATCATTTTTTATTTGAAATTTAGTAACGCTTTTATCTGACATATAGCGAATCCAAAAATCTCTATTAATAAATGTTTCAGAACGATTACGAATAAAAGAATAATTAAGTAAATACTCCCAGCCATTGTAAAAAGAAATAGTAGTATTATCCGCGACACTTTTTTCATCTCCTGTATACCAAGTTTTTTTCTTTTGCTCGTAATCAAAAAAAGCGATTCTCCTAATACCAATTTGTAAAGAGTAATCAAATGGGTTGATTTGTGTGGTTTCTTCATATCCTTTATTTATAGCTATATAATCCTGATTCTCTATATAAGAGGTTTGAGTACTAAATGATGAATAAAAAGTAGCGTACTTAAAAAAGTCTTGAGCCTTACAAGTTCCTATCCCTAAAACAAAAACTATTAAAAAAAAGTATATATGTGTTTGATTTATTTTCATATTATAAAACTTTTGTATAAGCATAGGTTACATAAACATCAGCACTAAAACCACCATTGAAAGCTGCTGATGAAAACATTACAAAAGGTTTATTTAGTAAAGATGATTTACAACTACCTGATGAACTTGGCTCAGGAGAAAAACAAAATGAAGAATCAGTAGTAACTGTATTCATAAAACGCCTATAACTATACCAATAATTAGTAGCCTCAGAACTATCATAACTAAATAATAAAGTCGCTCCTGCTGAATCTGTAGCTGAGGCATAAGTAGTTAAAATTGTAACTTGATATACAGTAATCATATATCCACTTAAAGCTCCTACTAAGGTTTTAGGCGTAGAATCTAAAGCCTGAAATTCTGCATTACTAACAGAAATTTTATCTGTTTGTATAACATATTTAAAATCCATCTTTTTACTCGTACCCGCACTACTACCTGTAGTATCAGAAACATCTACAACCATTAATAAATCTCCACTACCTGCCTGTTCTGTTAGAGCTGTCTTGTCTGTTAGTTTTACTGTTGCCATTTAAATACTTTTTAAGTTTTTGTATATTATTTTTTATTTGTTTTTTTGTTTTTTTTGTAAGCATATTTTAACAATCTACTATAGTTACTCCAGCTTTCCTTAAAATTGCTCTCATTCTATTATTAGTAGGAGCTACATCTAAATTTAAACCCGCGTAGTAGTTGGCTGTTGTAGGACTAAGCTCTCCGGGATCGGAATTACTTTGATATTCAGCAAAATTTGAATCTACTACATAATCTATTAAGCGTTCTCTATAAAATTCAGCTTGGTCTAAAGCGGCATTTATTAAAGGTTTTAAATCATCATGAGTAACAGCTGTACCTTGTTCAGTATTCATAGCTACTATAGAATTATTTACCATACGAATACGAAGAAATGGCAAACAAGTAGAGTAGGCAAATTGTACTAAAGCTGGTTGTATATAAGTTTGTAATAATGTTAAATAATTACCTGTTAAGCTATCGCCTTGTATATCTGATACTAATTTATTGTATAAATCTGTTCCAAGCACAGGTAAGATATATCTATCTTGTGCCATTAGTATATAAGGTAGTAACAAGTCATCTGAAACACTCTCGCCAAGAGAGGTATCTTTTTTTAATCTACCTGTACTAATAAATAAAGTGTGTTGTATTGCCATAATTTTTAACTGTATTTACCTCTTGTTGGAGTATTAATAGGAGCTAATGTAGGAGCTGGACCTTTAGGCTCTTGACCTTTTATTTTCTTCCAACTTGAAGCGAATCTACCACTATTAACCTCCGACAAAAAACTATTTTTAAACATATCTAAACTTCCATTAGGTAGGTAAGCTCCCGCCTTATAAGTCTTACCGCCTATTGTTACTTCTGAGCCTTTAGGTACTCTTTTTCTTACAAAGAATTTTCTAACAAAATAATGATGACAATATACTCCACCTTTCCACTTAAAAATATCATAAGTAGCCGCCCCTTTTTTACCAAACCCTTTATTTACTGTTAGATTAGAGGCTTGTTTTAAATTATTAATTGTATATAACTTACCTCCTTTACTTAGCCTTACCATTTGTTTACAAAAATCTCTACTCTTAGAGGATATGTTTTGTGAGTATCTATATAAAACTCTTATAAAACCAGCGTTACTATCACTATTAGGACTATCTGGGTTAGATGGTATTCTACTTGCACTTGCAAACTCATAATATTTATTTAAATGTTGGTTAGCAAAAGCCTCGAATTTACTCTCAGTATTAGAATCAGTATCTTCTGTATCAATTTCGCCTAATTCAAACCACTCATCTTTATCTATTTCTGTTCCTTTTAAATTTGATAAAAATACTTTACTATCATCTTCTGTTAATTCTGTTAATTCTTCAACATTTTTTATTTCTTTTACTTTTTTAGCCGCCCATGATTGCCCAGCGTCTCCTCCCCATAACGCCCAAGCTATTCTACCTGCACTTGGGAATCCATCTTCTCCCGGCTCAAAACCCTCTCCTCCTTTACTACTTTTTTCATGTCTTGCAAAAAAACTATTCATACGCTTAATCGTTGATATTGAGAGATTTTGACCATTAGAGATAGTCCTCGCTCTTGCGACACCTGTCTCAGTTCCTCCTCTACCATACTCTCTACGCCATTCTAAGCCTTTTTTAGCCTCAGCAATCATACCTTTAGTTGGTTTAGTATCAATATCTTTTAACGCCTTAAATTCTTTCTTTACAGGCTCATCAGTATCTATACCCTCTTTCTCTTGTTCTTCTTCGCTTACTTTAGCTACTGTTTCTATGTCAATAAAGTCAGCTGGTTTTAATGATTTAAAGTATAAATCTAAATGTATATCGTTTATTTGTAATACTGGCTCTAATCCACTTAATAAAGTATTTTGGAAAGGTTTAATAACAGTGTTATTAAATAATGAGTAGCTATCTCTAAGCTCATCAGCATTATTACCAAATCCCGATCCATCTCCTTTTACTCCAAAGAGGAGAGGCGATACTATTCTGTGTCCGGTTAAAACCTTTCTCGTAGTTTCTTGAGATAAGAATTGGTAACTATCGCTATTATCGTTTGAAGTAATAGGCACTATTTCGGGAGCTGTTTCTTTACCATCATTAAAGGTTAATAATATTCTACCAGCGTTACCACTACCAGCAAATTTATCGTTGATTTGTCTTTCTATCTTTCTTCTTTCCTCATGAGATGGGATTCCATTCGACATATTAATAGCAAGGCTGGGAAACATACCCGATTTGATATTACTTAGATGAAATTGTGCTATCTCCATATCTAATTGAATATAAGAGGTAGAGCCTTGATAGTCAGGAAGTGAATAGTAATAGCTACCAGGAGAATAATCTTTGATACATAATACTTGACTTGCCTCAGTTCTATCTTTAGAGCTAAAGGATTTATATACTCTTGGCTTAAATTTCCTTACATTCGTCCAATCAGCACTATAATAATACATTTCTACATCTCCATAACTATTAGTCTTACCACTTCTTATATATTGAGCAGGTATATGATACATCTCTACTATCTTAGTTCTTGGCTTATTCCATATTACATTAACATAACACATTCCAAATAACTTTAAATCAAAAGCTAAGCATTTTAATAAGTCTTTTTGTGAGCCTTTAAGTAAAGAGGTAAGTTTTAGCCACTGTTCCTTATGTTCAGGACTATTATCTCTATCTGTAGCGTCAATACCCTCTCCATAAATCATAGCCGCCACGCCTTTTATTATAGCGTTATTTATACTACTACCATTATATAGCTCTAATAAGTATTGTGGGTATAAATTATCATCTCCAAAAGATATATAATCTTTATTGGCAATCTCCGCTATAGCTGGTAGATTAAATTCGGATAAATGTAGTACTGATATTTGTGTTTTTTCTTTCTTTTTCATTTTTACCAAGTTATAGTTCCATATTGATTATCCTCATTATTTGAATAAGGCTTACCCCCTGAAATTGGTAGTTCAGCTTTCAAATCGTTATTCGTATATTCTGTAAAATAGCTTATAGGTAAATCAGAATCTATAGAGCCAAAAGTTTCATCTACTGTAACATTAAGTACAATACTTAATCCCTCTATTTTAGTAGAGGAATTTATATTTAAAGTATGAGTATTATTATAATATACATCTATATCAAAAGTTTCATTTATAGGAGGTACAAAATTTCCTAACAATCTATATAGAGTACTTGCTCCATCATAAGAGGCTATATTTGAACTTGTAGGATATACTAATGTTAGCCTTAAAGTCCAACATCTATCGTTATTAGTGTATTCTGGAGCGTTATAATCTCCATTAGCTGTAGGATAAGCTACAGCCGATCTTATCCAATTAGTTTTCCTACCTCTAAAATAAAAGAGTAAATACTTTCCTGTTAAAGTACTTGGCTCAACAAGGCTACTTATATTCTCATAAAAAAATATATTTTGTACTTGAGCCATTCCCGAAGAATAATTTAAATTATATACTCCCATTATTAAACTTTTTTAAATATTTTATTATAATATTCAGTGTATAAATTTAATTTATCATTTTCATTAGTTATAGAGTTTAA